AAGCGACTTTGCTAAATATTTCGATACGGCGATGGAATTTACAGGTGTGTATGATGCAGTAAGAGCAGCGTTTGGATACGACCTTGCGACAGGCGAAATCGTTAAAGATAATGGTGATCGTTTGATGGCCGGATTGAGTGTCACCCCTATCGGAAAGGCATTTAAGTACGGAAAGCGCGGCTTCAAGTTATTTAAAGGTGAAGAGGCGGCAAAGAAGGTTGCCAAGGTTGGAAAACTCCCTAATAACTTTGCAGACAAAGAGAAATTAGTGAGTCATTTTAATAAGCACGGAAATGAATTTCAAGGTCTGTATAGAAATGCTGATGAATACTTAAACGGAGCTAGAGACGTAGTAAAAAATGGTATTAAGGTTGAATATAAATATAAAGATGGAATTAGAACTGGTTATGTCAGATTTATGGGAAACAGCCGAAGAGGTGATGCCAAATTTGAATTTGTTGGCACAAATCACGACGGACAAATAACGACTTACCATACTCAAAGCGGAAAGAAATTTTGGAAAACCATTAATAATAAGAATGTTCCTATAATAAATCCAGTCGATAAATAAAAGGCGGTTGATAGTAATGTATAATGCAAAACTAAAAAAGTTACACCCACATATAGAGGAAGAGGTTACTCTTGAAATAAACGGATTTGAATTTACTGGATTTTCAACTATCTGTCCCTATGTCATTGAAGAAGGGAAAGAATATCCTGTTTTTATTAGCTTCACCGTTTTAGATCAGTTAGACCTTCTAGAGTTAGATGAAGAAAATAAAGAATTAGCACGAATTGAAGATAGTTATAGATATTATATACGCGGGATACTACATGAAAATTATATTGATGCAGGGATAAAAATCTATGATGACGACGGATACTTTAATGATTATAAATATTTGATAGGTAAACCTGTAGAGTTATTAGTCGACAGAATAGCAGTTGAGTTTCTTGATAATAACTAATGACCAGATTGACAAGAAACCATTTAAGAATAAAGTAGCAATGAATTATCAACAAATGATACAGAATTGATATTTCATAATTTGGCTAATAAATACGCGAATGGGAAAAATTTAGCGTAATATCTGTGGAGAGAATGGGCAGTTGTTGACTTCGGCCAAAAAATAGGTAAAGCATATGGATGACATGAAAACTGGTAAATATATTGAAACTACTAGGGGAACAATACATTATTCAAAAGACGGTGCTCATATAGTTCCTGCAAAACCATCAGAACCATAACAAAAGGATTGATACTCATAAAATAAAGGAGTTTCAATATGCAAGATAATTATGATATTTTTGAAGAGTTAAGCGATTTTTTGGATGGCACATTTCATCAGGATATGGGGTCCCCAGAACAAGCACTGAATGAGTTTATTAGTGAATCCAGCAAAGAATGCTTGGCTTTCACAATACAATTTTGTCAAGAGTTTTTAAATAGTGACATATCTGATCAAGAGAAAGAAGACTATATAAAATCGCACTGCGAAATTTATTTTCCTGCTATCGGATTAACTCCTATACAATGGTTAAAAAGTGTAATAGAGCAAATAAAAGAAGCTATTTAAAAGACTTGAAAGGCCCACTTTTTTTACGAGAGGGCCTTTTTTATTACTTCAAGTAAGGATTCAAGTTTTACCTTTGTCTTCTGCCCGTAAATGTTGTCATCATCCAGACCATTCTTGACCGCTGGTTTATTTGTTTTTTCCTTTCATCCATCTTCTAATCATTGAATATTCTCCAAATCCAAAACCTATTAAAAAGAGAATCCCCCCTGTGAGGTAGTCTGGATTTTCCATTGACATCTCACAAATTAAAACTCCAACACTAAGTCCTAAAAGAATGAAGAGATAAGACTTAACTCTAGATTTAAGATAGTTTGCCATAGAAGCCCATCCTTTTTTATAATATTCAGATTTCCAAGGTATGCAAATAGTGTAAATCATGGTAATATAAAAAATCAATGGAAATAAATACATAAAGGAGGAAGTTTGTTTTGATCAAAAAAACGATAAGCCTATTTGTCGCGGTTATTTTCATTTTCTCAACGTTTTCGGGTGTGCTTGCGGTTGAAAAGTCAGGCAACCAAAGTGGTTCAGTCGTCAATGGGATAAGCAATAATCTGGTGTTTAAAAAAGTTGAGGATAATAATTTTATAACTTCCACTGTAAGAGATTTGGAAGGAAATCTTGTCACTGAAATAAAGATAAATAAAGAAACTAATAAAGTAGAGATTAATGGAGTAGATTTGACCAAAGAAGAACAAGAGGAGCTTAATGCTCTTTCTGAGTCAGCATCGGAACAACTCAGTAATAGTTACTTTGTTTCTAGTTTTGATCTTGTAGGTGAAAAAATTGATAGTTCATCTATTAGATTAGCTAAAGCTCCATGTAAATATAAGAGTTTAGGGACTCATTATGGTAGTACTTGGGTGCCTAGAATCGGTGTTGCTGCGTTTGCAGCATATCTATCTACCATTACACCAGCACCTTGGAGTGGAGCATTAGCCGTTGCGAGTGTTGCTGTTGGCGCTATCTCCGATCTCTATTATTCAATAAATGATGCTCAATGTTATTCTGGAAAGTATATACACAACAAGAGAACAGTGAAGTTTTATAAAGACAAGAAACGTAAAAAGAAGATAGGACCTACATCTGTGAGTTATCAAAAGCGACACCGTTAAAGAAGAGCAGGCCGGAAATGGCCTGCTTTTTATTATTCAAAAAGCTTTGTCTAGTTAGCTTTCTTTACTTCTATGTATTATGTACAAACCAAATTTCAGCTTGTACATTCATAACACTCGCGGCCGGTTAGATTAGGGAATTGATCAGACCCGCAATCTTTCCAGGCCTGCATATCCATATAGCCGGTTTCGCGCATATTGACCCAGATATTAATATTTTTAGTGAGGAAATTACGCATTTTTTCAGGAACCGCAAGAGCAACTTCGAGCTCGCCACGCAAATATTCGAGCCCGTGTGCATTTGCTGCTACAATAGGATTCGCTTTTATCCAGTTCCGCTCATCCTTAATGTCATCACCTTTGTCCAATTCATTAACCATTACAAAATATTGCTCATTTGTTTCTACCTTATTTGGATCCAAAATGCGTGACACATAATCATATTCAACACGATAGGCGGGATTATTTAATTCAAAGCCGGCAGTCGTAATAATAATCATCAAAGGTTGGTTTCTTGCTCCCATCCCGGAGACAAGGACTCATAAATTTTGGATGTTTTATGTGCGTGATATTCCACATTGTTATCGTAAAGCTTTTTATCCTTTACTTCTTACAGTTTCCTGTAAGGTCAGCATACATTTTCACCTTTAATAAAATAGTAAGGTGTCAACCACTCGCGTGGGCGTTTTTCCTCTCTTAGCGCTTAGCCCCTATGCGTTACGGTGGCGAGTGATGTTATTGCTTACCACGGTATTATCATGAACCATTCTTTAAATACTCTGTAACAGTAGTCCTGTGTAGACCTAACTTTTCCGCGATCTCCTTATTCATTAATCCTTTATTTTTCAATTCGAAAACTTTATCTTTAATCCTTTGTTTTCGCTTGTTATAAAGGTCGGATGTCATCCTAACATAAGTCGATTTTGAGATACTATGTTTTTTCATTATCTTGTCTTTTGTTAAACCCTCCAAAAAATCTTTTCGTACATTTTCTTTTCTCTGTTGTATAAATTTTTTGTAATTGTCAATCCGTTTTCTTTCATCGCGTTTTGTTTTCATTTTTATATCTTTATCAGTTTTAATTTTTTGTTCAATTATGATTTGAAGATCTTCTCTTACCCAATACCAATTAACACCTTTAATAATTTTGTTTATGGTCGATAATTCCACTCTGAATATCTTTGCTATTTCGCTTTGTTTTTTGCCCTCTAAAAACAATAATTTCATTTTCTCTATGTCTTTTTCGCTGAACAAATCACTCGCCCCTCTGTTAGATAGCGTGATTTTCTCAACGAAATCCTTTGAGTGCTTTCTACCAAACATAGGATTTCCTTTTCCTCGACGAGTTTCTTTTAATTCTTCGGAAAATTTCTTATTGGCATTTCCACCACTCTCAAGATTATAACCTCTTTTTCGGTTCATAGAATCTCTATTATTAATGTATTTCCGTTCTTGTAAGTCTAATTCTTCTATTGGACAGAAAACTTCAATAGCGAAAACAAAATTATCTTCTCCAAATTTGTTAAACTCTCGTTGCAAATAAGTATTGTGGTGTTTACCTTTTCTTAATAGGTATTTATGGTCATTTAATCTTCTTTTCGCATTAACTGATTGTCCGATATAAATTTTACTGTTACGAATATTTGTTATTGAATAAATTCCCGATTTCATAAGGTATCTCTCCAGTTACTATAATACCTTCACTTTATCGTTAATGTATCAATAAATAAATAATATGGTTTTTAGACTTTACCGTATTTGGTTGATTTTTACTAACTTATTTCTAAGTTAGGCGACAAAATCATTCATCGATAATACCACACTGTGGATTGAATCCCCCCCCTGTTTTACCGGCATCCTTAGATAAAGCTTTGATAATTGAATTTGTTTTTGGGTGCTCAATGGTACTGTATGCAATCCTGTATTTTTGCTCCGGTTTGTTTAGAAGTTCGCACCCTTCTATCTGGGCTTTTATCTCCTTCCAACATATTTGAGCCTGCTCAGTTTTTGTGGCTCCAATGTATACCTCTGACATGTTTTCACCGCTTGCCATAGCCTCATATGAAGCGACACAGGCCAAACTCTGAGTTTTTGCATTTTTGCGACCAACCTGCCAATACACTTTTCTGAAACGGCGGAATCCCGTATCTTTGTGAACCCATCCGTAAACATTACCGAAAATAAAAATCTGTATTGGTTCAGGTACAATATTTTGTCCTTGTAACGGCCCCTTGGTATGTTTAAATTGAGTCATCCAGAAGAGAAAACGCCGAGCCTTCTCGTCATCGAATACGTAGGGAAATTCTCTTGTCCCTTCCCTTTTGATGTCTTTTAAAAATCGCTCACAAGCCCAAATATGTTTTTGACACGCAACAATCTCGCCCGATACCACATCGCGTGAGTAGTCAATCATAAACTGTTTAATTGTATTCATACATTATTGAACTCCTTTTCCGCTGCTGTTTTTTCGCGTTCTTCTTGGGTCTTGGTAATCGCGAGCTTGGCACGTGCAGACGGTGTGAGTCCGAAATCATTAGCAGCCGATTTCATTTGATCATAGAAGTTTTTCTGCCGTTTCAGGAGGGGATGTTCTTCTCCAATCAACTTGACCGGCTCCCCGTTTTCACCTTGACCCTCTGTATGAATCATGATGCCGTCTTCTTCAATAATTTTGGTAATAGAGATGTACTGAGAATAGGCGTTACAATAGGCGGCTAACATGCTGATATCCGCCTCCGTCATAATTTCCACCTCAGATAATAAAGCAGCAATCCGCTTAAATTCTTTTTTAGCCACCTTATCCAGCCAGGTAGGCGGTTTGATATTTTCAGAGCGCATTTTCAACTTTTTTTCATGTTTGGCCCTGGCTGCAAGCTCTTTCGTATTCTTTTTATTTGGATTGCCCTGTATTAATTGAAGGGCTGCGGATTTTGCAGGTCTCGGCATGTTTTCTCACCTTTTCTCAGTCTCATGCTATGATGAAAGCAACAACAAAACCAGTCATATCAAGCCCTCTCGGCGAATTTGCCGGGAGGGTTCTTTTTGTTTTCGGGAACTTTGAAAAGCGGTGTTTGTTTGCAGAAGAGGGGGCGCCGTTCCCGAGACGGTGGTTTCCCAAGGATTTTTATAGGGGGGTATCCCTACTCGATCGGCTTGCTTCGGTCGCCGTGAACCTTGTTATGGCAAGCATTACAGAGACTTTCAAGATTTGAAAGGTCTAAACGCTTGGACCAGTCCTGCTTTATCTCCACAATATGATGAACCATGTCAGCAGGCGTGAAACGGTGTTCTCTTAAGCATCGCTGACAAAGACGATTGTCTCAAAGCAAAACAAGTTCTCTTGTTCGTTTCCATTCAGTTGATTTATAAAAACTTGTTATTGTTTTGTTTCTTGAATGTTTGTTGTAATGTTTCGTTTCCTCCTGCTGGACGTGCTTATGGTCAGGGCAGTAGCCCTCCCTGGTAAGGGCCTTACACCCATAGGCCTTACACTCCCTTAACGGCTTAGGTGGCATTGTAATCCTCCTTCAGTGTCAAACACTTATTGGTTCAGCTCTTCATTTGCTTGCTCGACTAAAGGCTGCATAAGTAGGCCAATACGCTCCTTTAAATTTAAATACTCTGTCAAAAGGCGCTCGGCTTTCTTTAGCCTCTTTGTTTTCACATATTGGTTCTTTACACCTCTAATACGCTTTTGGAGGACTCTAATTTGTGGGGTAGTCACAGAAAACACAGCCCTGCGCTGGCAGGCGGGGCATTGAATATACCCAATTTCAACGCCATTCTCCCTTTTCTCCTCCCGCAATAAAACCCCATGAACCTCGCCGCAATGCTCGCATTTCGATTCCATCCAGATCATCTCCCTAAAATTAAAAACACCCTCCCGTTTGGGAAAGCGCTTGGATATATTCTTTCTAAACCGGGCCCACACTCAGAGGCCCTCATTGGCCGCCGATCGTTTATTCTGAGATTCACTGAACCCGGAGAACATAAAAAAAGAGCCATATCGTTTAATGGCTCTTTTTTTATGTTTTTTATTTTTTGATCTCAATAGATGTAATTTGTGATGGATTAAAGAGAACTGATTCGTTAAATTGAATCAATTGATTTTTCAAAACTTGTTTACCATCTAATTCATAATGCAAATAATCTACGAACTCTTCCACTGCTTGCATATCTTTGTAATCTATTAATGTAAAATAATCTTTATTGCTCATTGTTATAACTATGTCCATAAATTCACCCCCTATCCAATTATCGGATAACAGAATTTTAAATGGAACCCCCCTTGCAAAATTTGTCGAAGAAAAGCATCATTCATATATTGAACCGTAAGACAAAAACCCCCTTCAAAAAGGGGGTTATCTTAAAACATCGGAATAAATTAGATCTTCCGGAATTATTTGACCTGCACCTATTCCATTGTACACTTTGTCCCATGGTCCATTTTTTACATGTGTAATATCAACCAACTGAGAAGCATATAAATGACCAAATTCTTCAAGGGTTTCAGTAACTACATCTTCAATTTTTTTGTGAAAGTCTGTTTTTTTAAATTTAGAATGCACAGACATTTTAAATGGATCACCTTTTAGAATATCTTCAGAGTCATCTTCTTTATTCAGCGTAATTTCCTGTCTTCCGTATTCCTTATACTTATCATATACTTCCCTTACAACCGGTCCATATTGCCAGGCAATAAACTGTTCATCAAATGGTCTACTTCCATATTTCTTTACAAATTTACAGTAGAAAAAATAAATCAACTTCTGCAATTTAAGGTGTGTACATGCTTTCTTTGAAATAAAAAGATTAGCAACATCCAATGCAGTTATTTTGTTGTCTTCCCTAATATATTTTTTGAATAGATCTAAGCTTTTAACTTCAAGAACATCTGAAAAGAATTTGTCATATTCGACAACCGATTCCCAGGAAGCATCCATCGTCTGTACAGTATGAACACCAAATGATAAATTACCGAATTCTCTTTTCAAATCATCTAGAATGTCCATAAACTCAAATATTTCAGATGAGTCCGGACTACTTTTATGAAAGCCTATTCTTCTTCCTTCTCTGTAATCACTGAAAAGAATGATGAAATGTTCAAACATTAAAATCACTTCCTCTCTTCATCATTCATTATAAACCTCTGGCCATAAAGTGTATTCTTTTTTGTATAGCTCATGTGAATTTAAATTTCGTCTCTCATTTCTTTTATGCCAGATTAAGCGGAAAACAGCTTGTATTCTGTCCCATAAAATATACATGGTATCCTTTATAATCTCCGTTTTCCCTCTGTTTATGAATAACTCTCCACTCTCCAGAAGTTTTTTTTTGCTCTAAAAATTTTTTAATATCTGGTAAATTTTCATCTAAGGAAAAATCCTCTTCAATTATTCTAAACCCTAAAAGATCATTTAATACCTTATTTATAGAAAATTTCCCGTTTTGTTCCGTTCTTTTTTTATGGAGTTTCAGTAGTATTGATTCATCATTTTTTATTCTTCCATGTACATTGGGAAAACATTCACGTTTAATCATTAAAAAAAGGTCCTTATACAATTTAGTAAGGGAATTTTTGTAATGAGTTATATAAAGATAGAAGTCGTCTAAAATTCCATCCTCTATAGAACAAACCGTTTCCACCTGTAACCTTTTTAAATTTAGATGGTTAAAACCCAAATTCTCAATTTCACTTAACCATAAAGAGTTATGTTTAATATGCAAATCGTTTATAATTTGAAACACCTTAATATAATTGTTTAAAACAAGGGAAGAACTGTTTTCTTGTGAATTCAATGTTTTTATGGTTTTTTGATTAAAATTCATAAATTACAGCATTATCCCTTAAAAAACATAGTCACATTTTTTTTGTTCATCATATTCTTCCTCCCTTTTCATTTATTATATCGTAACGTGAAGGGACTTTGTTATTATTTTATACGACAAATACCGACAAATGAAATTTAGCGAAGAAAAGTTTTTAAAGGTGAGAAAGCATGATTGCTTGTTATCTGACCCGGTTTAAAGAGAACATAAAAACATAAAGTTGTTCCCCTAAAAACACTTGCTTTCATCCGGCTATCCGTGTCCACCCGGACGCCCTCCGCGGTCTGTAGCTACCCAAATAAAAAACGCCTTCACTATTGGGAAAGCGCCTTTTTTAATTTTGACCTAATACCATATTAACAGTTTTAAAACAAAACAAAGTGCCAGCATTGTGCCATTATTCTGCCATTCTTAATTCCTCTTTAGAAACCTCTTCACTTACTAAACGCCCAGTAAAAGAAACTTCGGAATCAGTTACTGACTGTATAATTCTAGGTTTTAAACGTATTTTTTGGATATACCGCTTAGTATTAGAAGGATTACTATAACTCAATGTTAATAATAAACTGATTTTTTTCTCGTTTTTATTTATTTTTACATCGTTAGAAATAAAGCTTATTAGATATGTAAAGTATAAGGGTAAATGTACATGCGTAGATTCAGAGTTGTATTTAATAGGATAAATACTCCCTAAAGTTTCCGATATATTATCAATAGTTAATTTGATGACTTTGTTATTGTCTTCATCCCAAAATTCCAATTCTGAACTATCCCCTGAATTTAGATACCGTACGTTATGCCCCTCTTTGAAATACCATTCCTCGCTACCAAAGAGCTTTTTAAGCTCCTCATTAGTGTGATTTGCATCAAAAGTCATTACAACATCACGCGCAGTAGTATCCGATATATTATACAAATCCAGATAGAAATCAGAAGCGTCGATTATTTTATGATTAGGATCCCCATCTTCCCATTGTGAAAAAAAATTAGATTCAAGCTTTGCACTAATATGTTTTGTTGGTAAATCTAAGACTGGTCTCTCCCTTTTATTTATTTCTTTTATTGAAATTTCGTTGCTTTTTTTTGCTTCATCTACAGCTGCACGGGACGCCATTGCAGCCCTTGCCGTTGCTATGGCAGCAACTACAGTTGCTATGGCAGAAATTATTGTCGCAACTGCTGAAAATATCTCAAGTTCCACCTGCATCACTCCTATTCAGACTTATTATAACTCAAAAGTCCGTTTCACTTATCCACATTATCCACGAATTAACCATATCTTATATTGTGTCCAATTCACAAAAACGCTGAACCCTTTGCCCTGCATATTTTCAAGCCATTTTGTCAAAATGAGTTGGACACTTTCTCATTATGGTTAGTTCGTTAAAATAGGCAGAAAAAAACTCATCCGTTTTGAAGACAGATGAGCTTACAAGCTGAATGAGTCCATTGTCTGGTCCATTGTGTCTTGAGTAATCCCGATATATCGAAGCGTGACGTCCGGGCTGGAATGGTTGAATATCTCTTGCAGCAGAGCAACGTCCTTGAATTTTTTATAGTGCCAGTAACCAAACGTTTTCCTCATGGTGTGGGTACCGATACCATCAAGCCCGACGTATTCCGCCGCCTCTTTCAATATGTTGTATGCCGTGCTTCTGCTGATTGGTTTGTTAAGCCCTTCTCGGCTCTTAAACAAAAATTCCTGGTCATCCTTTTCTTTAATGTAATCAGCCAGGGCCTTTTTTAGGGCCTTATTTATTTTGATTCGTTTCTGCTTACCGGTTTTCTTCTCGCGTAAATCGATGTACATTCGTTTGGCGTCGCGGACTCTTAAACGAAGTAAATCGGATATACGCAAGCCTGAGTTTATGCCGGTAACGAAAAGCAGATAGTTTCTTTCACTCCGTTCTCTCAGGAATTTCTTTATATAATAAATCTGGTCCATATCCCGGATAGGCTGCACAAAATTCATTATGAAGCACTTCCCTTCACATACACTTCTTCTTTCAATGCAAAAGCCAGGTTGTAAAAAGCGCGCGACTTAATTCTGAAGTATGTGCGCGGGCTTAACCCAATTTCGTTGTAAACCTCATAATCAAAACGGTTATCTTGGGACATATATCGCATGATGATGATTTGCCGTTCATTGACAGGCAAACGATTTACGGCCTTTTGTACTTTTGCGAGAAAGGCATTTCGTTTCTCTTCCATTTCGGTCCTTTTAATGGCCGTATCTTCGGTAGATGAATGAAACGCGTTTGTATTTGACGGCGGGACGAGGTTAAATCCTGCCGTGACCTTTGGCAGCAGATCATCTGGCACTTGCAGAAGAACCACCCTGTAATTATCAAGTATGGCTTCAACCTTCTTTTTTGTTGCTTCTCTATCGATTTCGGGTAATTGAAATAACATTGATTGATTCCTCCCTTTTATTTACGCTTATAAGCGCCACCTTTGCCTCTTTTAAGAATCTGCTTGTTTTGCCCCATAATCTCTCGCCAAAAACGCTCACAGCGCTCCTGCACTTTTTCAGGGCGTTTTCTTTTGGTGGGTCTCATGTCTACTGCTCCTTTCGCTAGACCGCAGCCGGTACAAATAAAAAACGGACACCAAACAAACAGCGTAAAAGCTGTAAGTTCAGTGTCCGCAGGCTTTCCGCCTTGGACTTGAATATTAAGACTTTCTTTTTGGTTTATTTATAGATCGTTTACCCTTTTCTAGCAGATAATTATAAAAAAGTGTTTCCATCAATTTGTAATTTTTATTATAACTTGATTTGTTCTGAAATAAATGTATTGTTGTATAAACCATAGCTCCCAATGCTATTGTACTCAAACCTAATGCAAGCCATAAATACATGGCTTGATTAAAATCTTCTTGTTTTAAGTTTGTCTCTTCAACAGCACTATTAATGATAAGTGTAAAACAACTGGTAATCACTGAAACAAAAATAGTGGGAACGATAATCTTTAAAAAAGTCGTTATAGAACCAGCTTGTCTATCTTCATTATTTGATTTCAAATAGGGTAAAAGATACTTTTCTATTTGGTTTACAGTGAATCTACGAGTTTCTAAATGTTTTTTAAAAGCATCATAAATAATTGCTCTT